ACTGGTATCAATATTCGTAATCTTCATAATATCATTTTCGCTTCTCCCTCCAAGTCGCGTATACGAAATCTCCAATCTATCGGAAGAGTGCTCAGAAAAGGAACAAATAAAGTGAAGGCAACTTTATATGATATTGCAGATGACACTACTTACAAGACAAGACGCAATTACACACTCAATCATCTCATAGAAAGACTAAAGATCTATAACTATGAGAAATTTAATTATGATCTCATCAACATCTCATTTAAGTAATATGGGTGAAGAATTCTACAGTATTCTCAAACTGGTATCAGGAGAAGAAATATTTGCCCTCGTTTGTGTAGACGAGAGTGATGATGAGCCTATTTTGGTTTTACATAATCCTATCAAAATGAAAACACTGTCTCAAGTGAATCATTTAAACTATATTAAAGTGACTCCTTGGATGGAAAATACTGATGAGGACATGTTTGTTCTAAGAATGGATAAAGTAATTACAATGTTTGAATGTCATGATCAAAAATTAATTAGAATTTATAAGCAATATATCGAAGAGAAAGACGAAGAAGATGATTCTGTAATTGAATCAAGATCTAAAAAAGGTAAAATTAAATTATCTAGCGACCCCAAATTAGGTTATATATCTAGCGTAGAGAAGAAAAGAGAATCTCTTGAAGAGCTCTTTAAGTCTGATTCAAAAGAGTCTTAATTACCCTTCAAACCTCACAAAGGTTATTGTACACATATATTGAGGTCTTGTCAAGTAGGTACTTAGGAACTTAACATTTCGCTAAACTTGTCAATCAAAATAAATATGCTATAATAGAATATAGTTAAGACAAATAAGATGTCATGCCTAGAAAGAAGTCTGAGCACTATGTAAATAACAAGGAACTCTTAGAGGCACTTATTGTCTATAGAGAGAAAGTTGCTATTGCAAAAGAGAAAGAATTACCGAAACCTAGAATTACCAATTACCTTGGATCTTGTTTCCTTAAGATTGCAACACACCTGTCATATAAACCAAACTTTGTAAATTATATGTTTCGTGATGATATGATATCTGATGGTATTGAGAACTGTGTACAATACATTCATAATTTCGATCCAGAGAAGTCTCGTAATCCTTTTGCGTACTTTACACAGATAATCCACTATGCCTTTCTGAGACGCATACAGAAGGAAAAGAAGCAATTGGATATAAAGAATAAAATCATTGAGAAGACTGGATTTGAAGAAGTAATGAATGTAGAGCCAGGAGCATTGACAGGAGCAATGTCTGAGTATAATACAATTAAGGATAATATTGCACAGAAAAAAAATAGATGAGAGTTGCTATTATAACGGATACTCATTACGGTGCTCGTAAGGGATCAAAACTTTTACATGACTATTTTGAGAAATTTTACGAGAATGTATTCTTCCCCTCGTTGGAGGCAGAAGGAATTGATACTATTATCCATATGGGTGATGTATTTGATAGTCGAAAGTCAATTGATTACTACAGTTTAGAGTGGGCCAAGAGAGTTGTATTTGAACCGATGAAGAAGTATAAGGTTCATGCAATCACAGGAAACCATGATTGTTATTATAAAAATACAAATGATATAAATTCACCTGAGTTATTATTAACTGATTATGATAATATAACAACATATTCAAAAGCAACTGATATTAATATTGATGGGTTAGATATTCTTCTTTTACCTTGGATAAGTGTTGATAATCATGATGAGAGTCTTGAAGCAATTAAAAATTCAAAAGCAAAGATTGCAATGGGACATCTTGAGTTGAATGGATTTAAGGCAACTCGTGGTCATATGATGGAAGATGGAATGGATATTGCTTTGTTTAATAAGTTTGAACAAGTCTATTCTGGGCATTTTCATACAAGATCTACTGATGGAAAAATATTTTATCTAGGTAATCCATATGAGATGTTTTGGAATGATGTAAACGATCCAAGAGGATTTCATCTTTTTGATACAGATACTCAGGAAAAGGTTGCAATTAACAATCCTTATAAATTGTTTTATAATGTGTATTATGAAGATACTAATCATAAGTTGTTTAACACAACTGAATATGAGAATAAAATTGTAAAAGTTATTGTCCGTAAGAAATCAAGTCCAAAAGAATTCCAAAAATTCATTGATAAATTATATCGTTCTGGAGTTCATGATTTAAAAATTGTTGAGAACTTCTCAATTGTTGAAAATGCGGAATTTGATATTGAAGAAGATGAGAATACCATTTCAATTCTAAACCGTTATATTGATGAATCTGAGATTGAATTTGACAAAGGAATTGTAAAAAACATTTTTCGTGATCTATACAGACAAGCCTGCGAGGTAGAATAATGTTCCTTCTTTCACTCCAACACCGTAAAGACGATGGTGCTTTTGCAGTCCAAGACTCGAATGGTGATAAAGTTCTTTTCTTATTTGAAGAAGAGGATGATGCTGAGAGGTATAAATTAATGCTACAGGATGAAGAAAATGATACAGAGCGTACAATGGAAATCATCGAAGTTGCTGATGACCTTGCCATAAAGACCTGTAGCATGTATAATTATAAGTATGCTGTCATCACACCCGATGATCTTGTGATTCCAACTAATAATGATAAAGTTCAAGAAGATTAAATGGAAGAATTTTCTGTCAACAGGAGACCACTGGACAGAGATTGACTTCCTTGAAAAGAATACAAACTTAATAATTGGTCACAATGGTTCAGGAAAGAGCACTTTGTTAGATGCACTGACCTTTGTTTTGTTCAATAAACCATTTCGTAAGATTAATAAATTACAATTACTTAACACAGTCAACGAAAGAGAATGCTTAGTTGAACTGGAGTTTGATGTAAATGCAAGAGAATATGTAGTCCGAAGAGGTATCAAACCAAATATATTTGATATTGAAGTCAATGGAGAACCTTTACATCGACAGGCTGACGACCGATCAAATCAAAAAATACTAGAAGATAATATACTCAAAGTAAATTATAGATCATTTACTCAGATAGTCATACTGGGAAGTAGTACCTTTGTGCCTTTCATGCAACTATCAAGTTCAGTTCGTCGTGATGTCATTGAAGATTTACTTGATATTCGTATTTTCTCTTTCATGAATAATCTACTGAAAGATAAACTAAGAATACAAAAAGAACAGGTTCGATCATTAAGTTTGAAGAAAGAGAACTTAGATGATAAAATTAAGATGCAAGACAAGTTTATTAAAGAACTTGAAAACCAAGGTAAAACCACAATACAATCACACAAAAAGAAGATAGATGGTTTGATATCTGAGTCTGATGGTTATGTATCTACGAATCAGAATATAGAAAGTAAAGTTACTGATCTCACTAAGACTCAAGAGAAGTTTGTAGGTGCTGACAAGAAATTGTCGAAACTGAACAATTTTAAAGGACAGATATCCAATAAGGTATCTACCATTACGAAAGAGCATAAGTTTTTCAAAGAGAATACGGTTTGTCCCACCTGCACTCAGGATATAGAAGAAGACTTTCGCTTAAATAGAATTGAATACGCTCAATCTGAGGCTAAGAAACTTAAGAAAGGTTTTGAAGACTTAGAGAAAACTATCGAAGAAGAGAAAGAAAAAGAGCGTCAGTTTGTTAAACTATCAAAGGAGATCACTAAACTCAACAATGGCATTTCTAAAAACAATACTCATATCTCTATCAACCAAAAACAAGTTAGAGAACTTGAATCAGAAATTCAAACGATTACCGAACAATTTAAAAACAGAAATACTGAGCATGAGAAGTTAGAAGAGTTTAAGGAGAGTCTCAAGACAACTGAAGAAAAACTTTGGGAAAGGAATCAAGATATAGTCCACCATGACTTTGCGTATTCTTTACTTAAAGATGATGGAGTTAAGACTAAAATAATCAGAAAATATCTACCACTTATTAATCAGCAGGTCAATCGTTATCTGCAGATGATGGATTTCTATATCAACTTTAAGTTGGATGAAGAGTTTAATGAGACAGTAGAGTCACCAATACATGAGGACTTTTCTTATGCTTCATTTAGTGAAGGTGAGAAGATGAGAATTGACTTAGCACTTCTATTCACATGGAGAGAGGTTGCAAGAGTTAAGAACTCAGTAAATACAAATCTATTAATTATGGATGAAGTATTTGATAGTTCTCTTGATGGATTTGGTGTTGATGAATTTATGAAGATCATTCGCTATATAATAAAAGATGCTAATATATTTGTTATATCTCATAAGTCAGACTTACA